ATTATGGGAGATGTTGAGCAAACAGATAAAAAAGGAGAAAATGGTTTACATGATAGTATTCATCGATTTTCTTCTCTTAAGGAAGTTGGGCTGTGTTCTTTTCATAAAGCAGATATTGTGAGGCATCCATTGATAGGTAAGATTCTTGATATGTACACTTCATTTAATAAGGTACCTATAAAGGCTAATGGTGCTGAAGCTTCTAATGGAGTGGCACGCTTCACTCACTAGATAGATAGCCATAACTATTATAGTTATGAAAAGTCTATCTATTTATAAATTAAAGCAGGGTAACCGAGGTGCTTTTATTACATATCAAAAGTACCTCGATGTTACTACAGATGCCCATACAGCTATTTCTGAGTTTTCGTCTTATGATTCTGATATAGACTATGCACGATTTCAGCTTTTAAGAGACTCTATGAAGGAGGCCTTAAAAAACAGAAAAGAAGTGTTTGGTCTATCAGCTCAGCAGATCGGAATACCGGCTAGTGCTGTATATATAAAGTATAGACCCGATTATCATAAAGAGGGAGAAATATTTTTAACAGATCCAGAGATGCATTTAGCTGAAGGGGCTACACACAAATTCTTTCTGAAAGTAATTAAATGTCCAACTTCCCCAATTCCATACCACATAGGTGTCTTTTCTAGAGAACTAATTATATCTTCTAGCAATGGTGTTGAGTTCAAGGTAACTGAAGAACACAAAAAAGTTGACCCACAGTTAGAATTATCTGCCGCATTACAGACTGCAATCTGGGCAGATAAAGGATACGTAATAGGGGATAATAGCGAATTACTATTAAGCTATATAAAGACTTGTTTTTTTCTAGAACAAGATCGTAACTTTAAGGAGTCTTTTGACTGTATAATTCATAAAGATGAAATTGAAAGAATAATAAAGAATATAAAACTGATAGATGTTATTGGTTTTCATAAAACAGGGGCTCAAATAATTATTACTAATTTTATTAAATTGTTATGTAAATATCCCGATCAAGAGTGGATCCCTGTGCCGCCCATTAATATGCTTAAGGAGTATAATGAAAATGGGCCCTATTATTAAATTTAGAGTTCCTGGAAAACGGGAAGGAAAGCCTTATTATATTGATCCAACGGATGACAAGGATTTTAATCTGATAGAATATATACTTTCTATTTTTGATATACTAAGAATAGACAAAGTTGTACAAAAGAAATCATTAACAATAACTATTTATATGGGCCATTCAGATCCTATAGAGATTAAGCTGGAGCAGGATCGTTTCATCGATTCGAACAACTATAAGCTTGTTAAACAATATGTTAATACAGTTTATAGACAAATCTCTAAGCATTTGGCTATAGAAGATAAAAAATATAAGAGATATCACTCACGTGTGATGGCTGAATATAAATTTGAGGAAATGTTAGAAAGAATTGGCTTGTATATAGAGCCATAACAGTAATAAATTATATAGTATATTTAACAACGACAATCAGGAGATAAAATGAATTGCAACCTAATACCTAAAGGTAAAAAGCTAGTAATTAAAACAGAAGTGGCCTTGGATAAAACTGAATCCGGCCTATATATTCCCGACTCAGCACAAGATAGACCAAATATAGCAAAAGTAATGGTAATTGGCCCAGAAGTAAAGGGGACCAAAAAAGGAGAGACTGTTCTATTTGCCAAATATGCCGGTACTAAATTTGAGTACGAGGATGTAGAATATTTGTTGATAAACGAGGTTGATGTAATTGCTCAAGTAAAGGAGTAATCCTAATGCCTATACGGCGGTGGACAACTACTAAGGTTATCAATGAGATTTTATCTTTCCCAACCGATAAACGATATTCCTCATATATAAAAAAGCACAGAGAAGAGCTTTGGAAAGCAGGCGTTAGATACTTTGGCTCTTGGCAGCAGGCTATAAAAGCCTGTGGTTTAGATTATGAGGATATTGTCCGTTATGGGCCTCGAGGCTCTCCATCAAATAAAACAAATAGAAAGTGCTCTGAAAGTGCTTGTAATCGAAAACATCACGCAAAAGGATTATGCCATATTCACTATAATATTGATCGTCGATCTAGTCTGAGCGAGACATATCTATGATAGTTGTAGATACTTATTCCAATGGATCGTTTATACCTGTTTATTATGAACGTAAACATGTACGAACTTATATGGTACAGCAGCTAAAGTGCTCTTTGCTACTTAAGGAGGTGGATGGTTTTGAGATTGATTTAGATTCGCAGTATGAGTTGGAAATTCCTAGAGGAATACGAGTCCATAAGGACCTTAAAAAGTTTTTTAAAATTATCTCTGGAGACAATTATAGACTAATAGTGATTAAATGCTCCTCCTTACAGATAAAAAGGGGATCTTTTAACTCATCTAGTGGTGATATAATGTTTAAAGATATGATTCAATTGCCTCATATAATAGAGAAAAAATTGTTAGGATTAATGGAAAAGTGTTCAATAAGAAGTCAAGAATAATATGGCATACATAAGAAGAGAAAAGGTTAAAAGAGATCCTAAAGATATAGCTGGGGATCAAAGTGTAGTATCTACAGAACAACAACTGAAGGATTCTGTGGAAAAAATGGTACGTTTTGAAATGCCAACAGGAATTTTTGCCTCAGATGATCCTATTTTGGATTTGGCAGATGATTTAGAAACTTTGAAACTTTTAGAGGAAATGGAAGAGGCACTAGTTGATCTAGAGAAAATTGTAAATGACAAAATAGATGATATGAATATTCCTGTGGGGGCAGATATTCCAGGAGAAGTTAGCATTGACCCTGAAACGGGAGATGTTGTGGTTACTCCCAGTGAGGGAGCAGGAACTTCTGATGGACCAGGCTCAGGAGCAGAAATTGGGAATATGACTATACTAGAAGCCCTTAAAACACTTAATGGCGGTGTTTCTACTTCAAGTATTACTGGAGATTTATTTAAAACTGCGTTTGAATTAGTTATGGATGGGTCTATTCATGTAACTGGAATTGATCCGCTTAGGTTAATTTTCAATGACTTTGGTACTGATCCTGTTACAGGATTACCCTTAGCTCCAATGCCAAAACATACAAACGACTCGGCTAATGCCAATAGTGTTGCTGCAGCAAGAATGAGCTGTAGTGACCTAAAAGACCATAAAGATCAACCTGATATAGATACCGAAACAGGAGAGTTTATTAATCCCGATGTAGAACTGTCGAATATTAACACAGTTTTAGAAAAACAGAAACGTATTACCCTTTGGGATCTAGTAGTCAAACTAATGAACTTAATACTATATTTTATATTTAAGATTCCATATGATTTTTTAGGGAAGTTTAGGGGAAGAATAGTAAGGCGAGCAGTAAGGAGCCCAAGGAACTGGTGTAAAAGACAAATGGATAAGTATTACTGTTATGTAACAGGAGAGTGTGAGGATACAGACATATCTGATGAAGAATTTATGGATGCTAATATGGAACAACCTATAGACGAAAGTGCATTTGCAGGAGAGGAACCAAAACCTGACGTGGGCGCTGGTCTGGATTGTATTGTCGCTGCTGCCGCCGTCATGTCGTATGCTACTAGTAGTATGTCTACTAATGTAGATGCAAAAGCATACTCTAATGCTAAAGAGCAAAGACAGTATCATGAGTCGATGAAACACGGAGAAATAATGAATATAAAAAATAAATTATTGCTCAGATTTCGTATAGAGGAATTAGATTCATCTACTAAAGGAAGTCCAAGAGATCGTAGAAGATTTTATGGAAAAAGAAGAAAAAGTTATCCATGGTAATGGACATAGATAAATTAAGTAGACGAGAGGTTTACTTTGGAGCTTATCGAATAGAATGGTCTGATCAAAAGATAGTACTTGACTGCGTCTGTGGAGAAAAAGATGTAGAAGTGTTTTCAGATCAATTTAGTTATTGTCCAAAATGCTCTAGACGTTTCTCTATACAGGAGATAATAAAAATGGAAGAACCTATGCAAGGAGAAGAATAAATGGCATTTATAAATGTAAATAAAGTGGATGTTAGTTTTGTGGAAGAAACCTCACAGGGCAGTGTATTAACTGCTCATATAAATAGTAGAATTGCGTCGTTGGTTTCTGCTAGTGGAGGTTCTGCTAGATTTAATTATGCACGGACAGATGTATCATATATAAAGGAACAAGTAATAATTCCTAATATAGGGGCGGGTACTTGTTCTGATACCTCTTACACTGGTACAATTACAACTCAATCAGCATGTGAAGCAGTGTCTGGAACATGGATACCTGAAGTTATGACAATATTTCCATATTTTCTGGTTACAATTTCCTATATACAGGTAACTGGATCTGCGTGATGGTTCGTAAATTATTTATTACAGAAGATATTACAGCAACCTCTGGGGATGGAGTTAAAGATAATTCTCTTATTAAAAATATTGTAGAGGGAATTTCTTCTTTAGATAATTGTAAAAAAGAACCTATACATGTTTTTTTAGATACAGATGGTGGTAATATAAAAACTGCTCTATCTATTTATGATTTACTTAGAGCTTGTAATGCTCCTATTCATACTTATGCTATGTCAGAAGTAAGCTCTGCTGGAGTATTAATATACCTAGCAGGGAAGAAGAGATATGCCTTTAAGCATACGGAATTTATGACCCATCCTTCATCATTATCAATAACAGCAAATTCCTTGGAGATACAAGAAACACTTAATATGTTATTGGAACAAGGAAAAAAGGTAGAAAGAATATTTAAGAATCGTTTGAGTATGGGTAAAAAGAAGTTTAATAGTTTGCATAGCTCAACAACTTGGATTGATAGTATTTATGCTAAAAAATTAAGAATAGTTACTGATATTATTGATAAAATTCCGTTGGAGTTATTGTCGGAGGAACAGGAAAAACTTGAGATAGAGGGCATGTTGGTAGATACCTTGGCAGATAAAATCATAGAAAAAATAAAAGAGGACAGGTCAGATGACTAATACATATATAATAGATTGTGTTGACACAACAGACTCATGGAACAACTATCAGAATATAGATAAATTTTTTGTAGCAGTTAATAAAGTACCTTTGCTTGTAACACTTTCTACTGCGATAGTAGAGTTAGATTTGTGCTCTGATATTTATATAGCATCAATAGCAACAAAACCACTTAGTGTTGCTGGGTCTACTCAGCTATTGATTGATGATTCTACTGAATATGGAAGTTTTAGCTCTTGGCTTAAGTCTTATGAAAAGTGGAATAAAAAGGGATCTACTATTTTTTTAACAGGAGGAACTTATTATACACCTTTGTCAATGGATAGTATCTGTACTAATGTTGTTGAAGAACTTGTAGTTTATGGTAGAAAATTTGGAAGTAAATTTGGAATATCCGATAGATCAGAGATATATGGTTTAGCATTTTCATCGGACAGGCATAATGATATTAGGGATGCAATGACCAAAGTCGTAGCACAATGTAGTAATGGTGATAGAAATATACTTACTTTAAAGGATACATTAGAATATATTGAATCTTATAAATGGGTCAACTTAGATGATGCTACACAAGAAATAAAAACTCCAAAGGAGTACCATGCTCTAATGAATACTTTAGAGTTGTTGAAACTGTAATGAAGTTTATAAAAGATTATCAACAACTGCCGCAACCAGTACAAGTAATGGTAGTTAATTTCTTAAAGGGAGACGTTAATGAACCTGAAGTATACGAAACTACTTCGGATGAGTATGATCATTTAGCTAAAACAGATCAAGTAGTTACTCAGTTATTGTATTGGAGAGCCTATCATAAATTTTATGCAGTACTTGTGGGAGATGCACAACGTAAGGTTCAATCAAAACATGTAATACATGATCCTTATTATAAGCCGTGTAGCATCCTTGCTTTTTATGAAGTTGATGAAGCAGGAATTAGATTATGGAACAAAAAGTATAAAGAGAAATCCTTAGATCGTAATATTTTAGAGTTTGAGGAATAACATAAAAGAATTAAAAAGTAAAGTTTGTGCGTACTTATCGAAGCAAGCTACCTCTAGTTTGTTAAAGTATAGAGAGTTATTTATATTTAAAGAAGTTCTGGGACATTTAGGTCCTGATTGCAACTATCTAGTAGGATGTATGGAAGCTATTATTAAAAATAAGGAATTATGGACGAAGCTAAAACCAAAGATATAAAGCAAAAGAATGACATATCTAGGATAGAGGAGGTTTCTAAGGCTCTTGAAAAAATAAAAGACAATGAACAAATAAAGTTAAGTTTATTACCAGAGTCTTCAGAAGTTAATCGAATCCTTAGTGCGTATCCTGTAGAGCAACGTGAGGATATTGAGCTAACTAAGGAGCAAGTATTAAAGTTATTACGGAACTCTAAGATTTCAACTTTTGGGGTAAATAATACCTTACCTCTTATCTGTAAGCAGGAGGAGTGTCAATTTGAAAGTATCTGTGTTTTTCAACAAATGGGAATTGCTCCACTTGGGGAAAGGTGTCCAGAAGAAATTATGTACTTAGATTCAATGGTACCTCAATTAATTACAGATTTTGGGGTAGATTTGGAAAATTATTTAGAAGTAAACATGGTACAAGAATATGCATCTGCATTACTTGATAAACGGAGGGCTGATAAAATGATTGCATTAGAAGGAGATGTTAAAGAAGTGGCTACTGCAGTTGTGCAGGCTACCGGAACTATAATCTATAATGATCAAGTGACCCCTTATGTAGATATAAAAGATAAATCGACTAGAAAATTGTCCTTAATTAGAAAAGAGTTATTAGCTACTAGAGAACAACGAGCTAAGTATAAGCTTACCGATACACACGATCCGTCTACTAGGGCATCTGATATTAAGAAAAGATTTTTAGAAATACAGGCACGAGAAAAAGACCGTGTACAGGAAGAACAACAATCTATTGACAAAGCCTTTGAGGATACCAAATAATGCCTAAATTACCAGATTCCGGATTACTTTCACAGATTGCACAGGGTTTTAGCGCTGCGGCAGGACCTAGTAAACTTATAGGAGGAATGGCTATCTTTGGAGGAGGTATATTTACTGCATCTGCTTTACAACAAACTAGTATGCCTATGGTAGGTAGTTCTATGAGTAGAGAAGAGTTAGAAAACCTAAGACAAGCAGGAGGTATTTCAGGTACTTGGTCTCGTCTAAAAGCAGTAGCAGCTGTTGGGGCGATGCACGGTGCGTTTGGAAAGTCCCAGAGCCTTACACAATCTTTACTTAGCGGTACAGGAGGTGCATGGAAAGGCACAACTGAGTATGTAACTTCTAGGGGAGCAGATTTATTTAAAGCTACACAAGAGTTGCCCGGTGTTAAGACTGCAGCTACTATAGGAGGAATAAGTGGAGTTTTACTAGGAGGGCTGGTTGGTTTAAAATTTGGAGGATTAAAACGTGCAACATCAGGGGCTATTATAGGGGGGCTTTTAGGAGGCGTAGCGGCTGGAACTGGGATGGCCAAAGTAGATCTTGCTGTATCAAGAACAGTTATTCAGGCTAGAAAAAATGTGCTATCAAAAGGAAGAGCAGCAAGAATGTCTAATAGAGTCAAGTCTGGGGGACCGGGCTATAGATTATGGGCAAATAGAATGAGAGGTGCTGTTCCTATGGGCAAGCCTGGTCATTTAGGAATGAATGGAGCTTTGCCTTTTGCTATGCATAAAGCTAGAAATAGGAGTACTGTATAATGCCAAGCGTTGCATCTTCTACTATGTTTCCAGGTTTATCGTTCGCTGATAGGTACGGAGCTGCTATAGTTAGTGGTGGAGGAGCTTTTGGCGCGCAAGCTGTTACTGGTATTAATCCATTAATGGCAATTACTCCAGGACCTATTGTAGCGGCATCTTTAGGGATGTTAACGCTTAATCCTGTGTCAGCTGCTGGAAGAGTTTGGAGTGGTGTTACCGGATGGAAAGGAATATTTTCTAAAACAATACCTGGACTAAGCTCTACCTGGGAGTATGGAGGAGCTTGGGGGTACAAAACACTATTAACCGGACTTGGAGACACACCAGTTGCCGCTAGCATGTGGGCTAAAGCTTCCTTAGGAAATGTTGTATTGTCTGCAACAGAAGCTCTTGGTATGTTTCTTAGAGATACAGCTGGAATGCAGTCCAGTACCATTATACAAGCGATGTCTAATGCACGGAGATTAGGACTAGCTGGAATGCTCAATGTTACAGAAGGTGGAGCACAAGCATCGACAGCTGCAGCTATGAAACACAAGTGGGCTTATTATTTAGCTGGTAGAGATCCAATTGCAGAAAAGGCTGCTGGTAATTTATCAACAAAGATATTAGGCGATAACAAGAGTAAAATTGTTGGAACAGCTTTAAAAAAAGTAGGAGGGAAAGGTTCGCTTGCTATATCTCCCTTAGCAGCTGCTACGGGGGTAACAATAGCAGGAGGGTTGGCAGGTAAAGCCTTAAGCGTTGCTAGTGGTGCTTATAGTTTGTATACTATTTATCAAATTGGTGCCTTAGCAGGTGGATGGGCCTTTAAGACTTCAATAGCTGGCATGGGAGAAGCAGCAACATCCATTATGACTTACTTGGATGAAATAAATAAACCTAATATGGGTAGAGGTCGAATTCCTACAGCTCTTCTAAGTGACGGAGCTGCAACCGAGAGACAAAGAGCAATAAGAGCAAGTTATGCTTCAAAAATAAATCCAGCAAATAGAATGTATGGAAATGAAGCTCAATATCATCATTCGAGGTAACCATGGCTGTAATAGTTATAAGGAAAAAAAAGGAATCCTTTGAATCTTTAATGAGGAGATTCAAAAAAGCTTATATAATAGAAGGTGTAGATTTAGAAATATATGAAAGACAGCATTTTGTTAAACCAAGTGAACGCCGTAGAGTACGAAAGAGAAAGCCGTGGGGCAGATAGTTGTATCTAAAAATCAGTTACTTATTAATAAAAGCGGTAAAGTTCTCAAAGCGGGTGAATTAGATAACGACCATCCTCTTTTTTATTTAACTACTACTGGATTTAAATCTACGAATAACTTTAAAATATCAAATGTTAAGTGTTCTTCTCTTTTTAAATACTCTACATCACACGGAAGAACCCTAAGCGTAGCTGAAGATACAAAAGTAATCAGGTCACTAGGTAAGCACTTTATAGATTTAAGCTCGGCATTTGTAGATAATTACAGAAAAATACATTACTGGTTACGAACATTAGTGTGTACAAAGCTACCCGTGTTTGGACAGGTAACGCTTAATAAAAAAGATATAAGTTATTTATGTAGTTCAATTCTTTTTAAGCAACACACTATACCTAATCAACATAGGTACTTCACACAAACATTTCCCCATTTTTTATCAGAACTAACAGATAAATCATTGTCCAGAGTCTTCACATACTTAACTAAGTGTAATCGTATTAAGCATATGGATGAAGATAGCAAAGATTTTCTTATTATGTTATGTTCTCGTGTAGGAATTGATATTAATGGAAAGGTTCTTGGGCATCGATCTTCTGTAAAGAGCGGGAGTTTGATTTTGAATAACGTTACTGATAAGATAACTAGACACGAAGTAATAACGCCTATAGAGCGTATAGAATCAACTGAAGCTATTAAAATAGAAAGTGAGATTGATAATTTGTTAATAGGAAGCATTTTGTGCAAAATTTAAAATTAACAGAAGATGAACTTATAGAAGCTAAGCTTTTAGCTGATCCTGCTTATTTTGCAGAGGCATACCTACGGTCTCCTTCAGATCCGACTAAACCTTTAATACTAAGACCTTATCAGAGAGCTATATTGAAAGACATGAGTCTTAAACGAATTCTTAGACTTGGAAGAAGAACAGGTAAAACGGTGGTTATTGGTATAGAAGCTATTTGGAAAGCATACACTAATGCGGATAGGCAAGTTTTATTAGTAGCAGGCTTTGATTCTCAGATTCAAACTATATTTGATTTGATTGGGAGGATGGTAAAAGATTCTCCTGAGGTTTCCCTGTCCATAGAACGAACCCGAATGAGACCTTGGGAAATTAGATTTAGTAACGGATCCATTATAATGGGATTTGTTGGTAACAATTCTGTTCGTGGTAAATGTTTTCCCGGAAACACTAGAGTTATAATGTGGGATTTGGAGGCAAAACAGATTTCAGAGATAAAGGTTGGGGATTTTGTGAAATCAATTAAACAAGATGATGAAGGCGAACCTGAAATGTTTTATGGGAAAGTAACTGATATTCATAAGAATGGAGTTCAGGATATTTATGAACTTATTACGACTACGGATAGGAAGATTAGATGTACAGAGAATCATAAATTAGCATTAGCCTATAAGGGATGGACACCTTTAAATGAAATAAAAACAGCTGAACTGGACGGTACCGGAGAATTTATTGGAGTCGTACATCCAACTGGAGAGCTATATTGGGCTAGAGTTAAACAAGTTAAAAGAGTAGGAAAATCAGAGACTTATGATATGACAGTTGCTCCACATCATAACTTCATAGCATTTAATGAAGTTGATGAAAATAAATCAGGATATAAAGTTAGTGGTGTGCATTCTGGTGGATTTTTAGTTCATAATTCTGCTCACGATATGTATATTGATGAAGTAGATTCTATACCAAATGATATGTTAATTGAGGCAGTTTTACCTATTTCAACTAGTTTTACTGATACTACATTAACTGTTTCTGGAACTCCGTCAGGTAGAAGAGAGTTTTTTTATCAGGTAAGTAAAAATGCCAAATCTATGTCGTATAGTGAACACCATTATACGTCTATGCTAAGTCCGCAATGGACCTCAGATATGGAACGGGATATAAAAGCAGTAACAACATTATCTCAGTTTGAAAGAGAGTATTTAGCAGAATTTGGAAGCCCTGCTGAAGGTGTTTTTAAAAATAATCATATAGATTCTAATTTGTATGTTTATAATTATTCAGATTTAAAATATAATCCTAATAATCATTATATGCTTGGAGTAGATTGGAACGAATCTGTACATGGAGTACAGGCAGTAGTTTTGGAGTACTTGATGGACCCGGAGTTAATAGTCCCATTTAACGCCGGGATGTGGGAAGTAGCTAGTGGAGGAACAATTGATCCTGTTACTAAATCAGGTGTACTACGACTATATTTTGCCGATAATATTGAGTCAGCTGAGTATACTAATTTAGGAGCAGTAGAATTTATATTAAAAATGATGAAGAAAATAAGCTTTTCTTATATGGCTTTTGATAAAGGTCATGGGGAGTCAAATTATGAACAGTTAAGACTTTCCCTAGAAAAAGGAAAAGGTCCTATGGGTACCAAGTGTACGGGACTGAAGCATATGATAGATAAAATGACAGCAGTAGATATGGGAGGTAATACTGAAATTATAGATAAAGTAACAGGCATAGCCAGCAAATCTTTAACAAAAAATGTTATGGTTAAGAATGCTCAATTATTAAACGAAACTGGAAAATATATTATACCTGCTGTGGATAAAACTGGAGCTGTAATGGAAGACGAAGAAACTAGGTTAATTGGACAAATGCGCGGTTATATAGTAGATAGAATTGGAAAAACTGGTGAGGTTTACGCATCAACAGTAAAAGGTGGGTTAGACCATAGACTTGATGCGTTTCTTTTGGCAACGCATGGGTGGATGATGAATAATTCAATATTCTTAAAAAGAGAATCTGATGTATCAGCTGAATTAGTTGAAGAAGGTTTACCATTAACTACTGCTATACCGGGATGGAGAAGAGAAATGTCTGATATAAGAGGGCCTGTTCCTGTTTATTATCAGGACGGAATGCCTGTTTTTGCACATGGTAATTATTTACGAGGAGAACCGCCAGATTTAGATCTTGAAACAAACGAAAGAATGTCAAAGGCTTCAGAAAGTAAAAGAAGTTTTAGGCATCTAAGTAGATCTAAGATAAATGATAGAAGAAAGGGACGGAGATTTTAATATGTCAACACTATTTGACGAAATAGCCAAAGCAGCAGAAGATAATTTAGATACGTTTTTAAAGGATTTAGATCGGTCCTATAATGTAAACTACCCTGGATTTTGTAGAAACAAAAAATATAAAATACAAGAAGAATGTGAGGCTGCAGGTAGTAAGTGGACTACTAATGTTATCCCTGATGCAGCAATGGCAGTTTTAAATATAGGTCAAAACGGAGGACTATCCAGTGCATTAAGTGCAGAATTAAAAGCATTGTCCACATGGTTTCGAAGACAAACTTCAGGAGATGATGCTCCTATACGATCCAATCCTACTTTGTATGTTAAAAAGAAGTATATTGAAATATCAGCAGATACAGTAAGAGGACTTAAAGAGGCAGAATTTATTGAAGTATCTTATGATGAATTAAACGATATGGCATTGGTTCCAAGGGATGGTCTTAAAAAGAAGAAACCTCCTTCCGGCACAGAGACTGTAGAATTTGGTGGAGGGTGTGCTGATGATCAATATGAAAATAAGAAAGATTGCGAAGATAATGGTGCTTCTTGGAATATTAACCAAGGTGACATAAAATACATAGGAGTAACTCATAAAGGTTTTATGAAACGCCCAAAAGCTTTAATCTCCTTTGAGGTAAGTAAATTGACTTGGGGAAAAGATAAACCAATAAAATTATATTTTAGAAATAAATTAAATACCCATGAATATGAACGAATTTTAGCATTAGCTGTAACAGATAAAAATGCTGATATGAGTGATACTAAGAGTGCGGAACAATTTTTACCAGATCCAATGCATCTTGCACAATATTATTCCCCCACTGATCCAGCATCTGGAGATAACCTACTAGTTGATATGTTTGATATAATAAGAGAGAGTACAAGAGCGGGCCAGAAAGACTATATGCTAACTTTTAAAGCAGGTTTAGTAGATTCCGCAAATGTATTTGTTGAGAAAACATTAGAAGAAGAAGCTCTTTGTTGTATTTTTATGGCTTTCTTAGACGCTAACCCTAAAACAAAAGAAGCAGTAACATGGGATACTCATAAAGTAAAAATGTGGGTAGGGGGAGTAGAAGGAGAGTGGAAAGATGTCACCATTTCCGAGTTTCTTGAGGCCCAAAAAACGACGCTAAGAGCCACAAAAATAATGCTAGAGTTTTTACTTAATATGATGTTGAGTACTTTTAAAGCATCGCTAGAGCCCCTTATGTTTAATTTAATTGCAATGATTACTAATATGTTATACATGGCAATGGCTGCGAATTTAAGAGAAGCACAGTCTGCTACAACTAAAATGATAGAGCAATGGGTCCAAGAGGAAATTAAAAGACAAATGGATTTGGCTAAGAAAAAAATAGAGGAGGGAGCAGGTTCGTGTAGTAATTCCAATTATAATAAGAAGACACCATGTGAGGAGGCAGGAGAAGTATGGACTTCGTCCGAGGAAGAGTGGCAGGCTTTGATTGCGGCTCTTAGATGTTTGCCTTTAGAGCAGGTAATGATAATGTTAATACGTTCATTGATAGGACAGAATTCTATATTTACCACTGTGTCATCGTTGTTCCAGAGGATTATGTTGTACTTTAAACAGAAGGCTCTTAAAACCAACACTAATTTATTTAGTATGGAACAAGGTGCAAAAGTTGGTTTTGGTACTCATTTAATAAAAGGGGCTATAGAGATTATAGATTGGTTATTAACTTTAAATACAGAAGGTTTAATGATTTGTAATAAATATGATATAAATGATGTTTCTGATATGTCCGGAAAGGACCAATATGGTACAGGTTTAGATACAGGAGCATTTGCAGAAAAACTGGTTGACTGTCATTTCCCAGATGGATCTATTCAACAAATATCTTGGTACTTATGTGTTAGTAACTGTGGCTTAAGCTGTGTTCCCTGCCCTCCTTTTGGCCCTGATGGTGGTCCAGCTGTTGATACAGTTATGTGTCCCTTTGGTCAAAAGTGTGATATAGAAACAGGTACTTGTCAAATTACGTGTGGCAATATTTCCTGTGTACCTCCTAATATTTGTGTTAATGGTATGTGCCAGGATGCATCGCTTGTAATAGAGTGTCCGGGTGGTTGTCCAGAGGGACAGGTATGTGATACTACTACAGGTACATGTGTAGAAGATACTAGTGGATTAGGAGATGGAACTGGTGACGGAGACGGAGACGGAACTGGTGATGGAACAGGAGGTTCTGATTTATTTTCCTCTTTTTCTCCTTTGTTTCCTGGGTATACGCCTGAGGAGACTTTATCTGATGAGGCAAAAATGTCATTAGGCTATAGCCCTAACAAAGCTTATTCTGAAAGAATTGACATAACTGGAGAGGGTATAGATCCTTTACGTCTTTTAGTTTTAAAGGATGAAGGGGAAATATCCAGCTTCTTTAATTCGTATTTAGGACTTAACCCTGAGGCAGCAGCTATAGCGGCTTCTAATGCAAAAAAAGGATCTTGTTTAGGTAGTTTAAATAAAAAACAAAGGGAACATGTTGCTTCTCTACTAACAGAATTAGGAATAAAAATATAATGGCTTTAAGAGATTATTTCAAATTTCCATGGACTAGGAAAAAAAATAAATCCACAGAACAAAAAGTTCAAGATGTAATTGATAAAAGAAATTTGTCAATTACATCCCAGGTGGTTAAAAGTGACACAATTAAAAGTTCAGGGATATCTAATATTTTATTATCTTTAAAAGGCACATTGGTTCAAGTCTTTGGTGCAGGTCCTAGAGGAACTTTTGTAGCTCCTGACTGGGATTTTTCCAAAATAGAAGTTGCTTTTCAAAACGAATCTCTATTTAGGAGATCTGTCGAAAAGTATGTAGAACAAATTAGAAAACATAGCTGGGAATTCGTAGGAAGTAATCCAAGTACGGTTGAATATATACGAAAACGATTTAAACAAATGGAGCTTGTTATAGATAAGACTACTTCCCAGTTTTTCGATGAACTTTCTTTTAATTTAGTGCTATTTTCTAATGTTTTAATTGTCAAGAGACGAAATAGAAAAGCATCTGGAGGCTCTACAAGAGTTACATTTGATGGGATGAATAGAGTTCCAGTTGCAGCTTATGAAGTGCTGGATCCCGGTACTGTAGAAGTAGATAAAGATAAATATGGAAATGTTATCCGATGGAAACAATCTCCTCAACCCAATCTTAAGAACAAATTTGGCTATTTACGAACTCACTATGGAGAGACCAGTATTAATAATCCACAAGAAGGAGGTCCATCTTGGCCCTCCTATAATGTAATTCATATTAAAGATATGACAGCTTCTTGTGCTAAATACTTTTTTGCTATGCCAATGTCTGTTCCAGTATTGGCGGATATGGAGGCACTTAGAGAGTTAGAGGAACTAGCTCTTATAGAGTCAATCAAAGTAGCGATTCCTAAGTTGCACGGAAAGGTGGGCAGCAAAGAGATTCCAGGAACTCAGGATCAGGTAGATGACTTAGCATCTACTATTCGGTCAGCTAGTGGAGATGGTGTAATAGTTACAAATGAGAGAGTAGTTATTGACGAGATAGCTCAAGCAACAAGTGCCAACAATATACTTAATTCTAGTATTGAATATTTTAGAGAAAGAGTTTTAGCAGGTCTAGGAATGTCAGATGTTGCTATGGGTAAAAGTTCTACTTCTAATCGGGCAACTGCTCAAGTTGTTACTTCTGAAATGCAAATGACATCTGCTAAATATCAACGTATATTAAAATATAATATAGAGCATCATATTATTAAGGAGTTATTATATGAAGGAGGGTACTCTGAAAGTACTCTTACTGACGAAAATATGGTGTACTTGTCTATCCCTGAAGTTTCTATCCAAGAAAAAATAACAAGAGAAGCTCACCACCTAAATCTATTTATTAATAATACGATTACTGAAGATGAGCTTAGAAAAGAACTGGGAAGAGATATTATTTCAGATGATTTTAGAGAAAATATGTATATTAATACTGTTCAAATTCCTTTAGCTAAAGCACAAGCTGATGCTTCAGCTGATGCTGCAATAAGACAGGCTAGTAATATAGCACAACCCGCTAATCAACACGGTAAAGCTTTAGTAAAACCAAAAATTAAAAAGGATGACTATTCTTCTTTATGGAATAATATGCTAAAAGTTAAAGACGATAAGAAGAAAATTATTCATACATTGAAGAATTCAAAATTGGGTATGTATGACATAACTGTAATTGAGATACTTTTACAGCATTATTTAGCAGATAATAGTTTAACAAATGATGAAGCTATAAGTAGTATTTTTGCTGCACTAGAGGAAACCGTAGTTAATGAATGATTTTAATATTAGTTTTAGATGTGAATGTGGTTCTCTTCTGTGTAAGTACACAGATCAAGAAGATCCATTTGCAATGGAGATAAAATGCCAAAGACGAGGATGCCCTAATGTAAATATAAGAGCAAACTGCGTACCGGCCAAACTTGTAGAACTTAGATGCCAATATATAGACAACAAAAAATCAGAGAGATGGGGAACCCCCACTGTGTGTAACAAGCTACTGGCTAGGGTAATTCCTGGAAGCAATGCTGAGATTAAATGCCCTAGATGCAAGAGTCTATCAAAAAGTGTTGATCAGTTTCCAGAACTATTACATGAGGAGTCATATGAATAAATTTTTACAGCCTTTTTCAGATGAACAAGAGCATACAGTTGATTACCATTGGAACTCTGCTGAACAAACTCCAAAATCAATTATAATAACTATAGATGCTACTCATGCAGGTTATAGAAATAAAAATGGTTTCTTCTATGACCCTAAAGCCATGAAGTATTCTGTTGAACGAGATTCATGGACAAAACCGTATGGTAAACCTTTACTTAAGAATCATGATATGGAAAGCGAACCAATGGGTAGAGTAACTGCAGCTAGATTTATAGATACAAATGATGGTAAAGGTTATACACAATTAGATGTTAAGGTTACTGATACAGAAGCAATAGGAAAGATAGTGGATGGACGGTACCTTACTGTTTCTACTCACGGTAGTCCTATGACGGATGCAGATGCAGATTATAATTTTACAATTTGTTCAGTTTGTAATACTAACCTTAATACTGATGAGTTTTGTGGACATATGAGGGGTAGAGTGTATGAGGACGAAGATGAAAACAGTAAACTTTGTTTTTGGAAAATAGGAGCTATGGATTATAAAGAAGTTTCAGTAGTAAACACTCCTGCTGATAATGATGGAAAAACAGCTGCTCAGATTACAGGTGTGCAATTAGCAATGTTAGATGGCGAGGATCCAGTTGTAGATAGGGATCAAAAGAATTTAAAACATAATAGTATGGTGTTTGCTGATAATGACGTATCTTATGTTACAGATATTTCCTTTACTGAAACTCAGGTAGCTAATAGGGTTCTCTGGGAGTCAGTTAAAAAAGATAAAGAAGCATATATAGAACAAAAAGGTTTAATATTTAAAAATACAGAAGAAAAAGAATTAGAGGAAGAGGTTGAAGATGCTACCAAGCTAAATCCTGGTAAGAAAAAAGATAGAAAACTTAAACCAGCTCCACCTGAAGAAAAGAAGAAAGATAAAAAAGAAGACGTTTTAGATAATATCACTTCTGAAATTAATGGGCATAGACATAACTGTATAGTTGATGATAAAGGTAATGGTATAGCAAATACTTCAGCTGATCATTCGCATGAGATAGAAGAATTTGAAATACAAGAGTATTGTGAAGATGGAATGGAACCAGGGTCTAATCACAATTGTCATTCCCATACCTTAGTTAAACCTGGGGATTCAGAAAACGAGATAGTTTTTAACGATTATGAAGTAAAGAAATTATTAACTGCTATAAAAAATTGTAGATAATGATAAAAAATTATAACTAATTAATCGATTGACATAACTTAAAGGAGATTGATATGAAATTAGATAAAGAAATAGTGACTGAAGTTTCAGATACATTAAAAGATGCATCTAAAGAAAAGCTTGAGAGAGTTGATGGTGTTATCAAAAATTCTGATGTTTCTGAAGAAGTTAAGGAAGCCTTTAAGGAGTCCGTGAGTACTATTAATATCGATAAAGAACAAAAAATTGAAAATTCAGAAGAACCTAAAAAAGAGGAAGATGAAAATATGGAAGAAAAAGTTGTAGAAGATGTAGCTGCTGCTCTCAGTATACCTGGTATGCAACAGTACATTGACTCTCTTATAAAGGAAGCTATTAAAACGAATTCAAAGGAAAATTCTGAAGAAGAAAATTCTGAAAATTTAGAAAAACAAGATTCAGAAGAACAAAAAAAGGAAGAAGAAAAAGATGATAGCACTGGTATTTTAGTAGATTCTATTGTATCATGTGCTCTTTCTTTAAAAACTTCTGAAATAAATCAAGAAGATATCGAAGGGTCTTCTACGAAGTATAGAGAATCTCTAGGTACAAAAAGTAAAGATGAGCTAAAAAGCCTTCACTCAGACTTAATTACAAAAGTCAAAGAGCTCTTTACACGTAAGCCTAGCGTATCCTTGGAAAAAGAAACTTTAGTAGAAGATAATCCTTCTGGTGACAATGAAGAAAAACCTGCAACAGACACGCAGAAAGTTCTTCAAGGTTACTTTAATTAAAAAAAAAATAAAAGGAGTAAATTAAAATGGCTCATAAATTAGATTTTAAAGTAGGCAGTCAGAAAAAAAGAGGCCTTAAACCTGTTCCAGATAAGTATAAATTATCGGACGGAAGACCTAATATTTCTATGTCAGATGGAATTGCCCCGGCGTTTCCACTTATACCTCATAAATATTTACCGGTATCGTTTCAGGATATTAATACCCAAGATTGGGTAGTTATCCCTAAAGGACGTTTAGTGTCCTGTCTCATCCCTACTGATAGTGAGGATTTGAATACTGGCAAATATGAAGTAGGCACCAATCCAGCAGCGGCTATGACAGTTAGTTCT